CACCAGAAGCAAAGTCAGAATCAAGCTGGATGGCAGAGATTGTGCCGCCAGGGGCTGTTGATGTACCACCTAGTGTCACGCGAAGCGCGTTACCTGCGCCAGAGATCGTGCCCGAGCCATTAATTGACAGGGAAATGTGCGCACCATTCACGGTGCCACCGGTAGCAGCACCGGCTCCCGTCACACGGGTCAAGAACCGAGCGGTCTCGCCAGAACCTGTAGAGGTAAACGTCAGACGGCTGTAGTTCAAACGCACATCGCCTGTGGTGTTAGACGCGGTAACGTAAGAAGAAGAGACGTTGGATGCGGTGGTTACAGTGATTTCAGAAGTTGCTGTACCGGAGATAAAGCCATTGTCCGATGCCACTGGCCCGGAGAAGCGTGTCTGTGCCATTAGAATGTTCCTTTCAAGGGACTGTAGCGAAGCGCAAGTTTACGGACAGATGATGTATCCATCCCCAAAACACGCCCGCGCTCCGCATAAGACATGCTTGGATTGTCAACTATAAATTGAACTTTAGCAACAAACTCAGGCTTAGAAAGCCACTGTTTGAGCCTAGCGTCCTGTAGCTTCTTTCGATAACTGTTTGAGGCATAGTTAAAGTTAGCGGCTTGCCTTCCACGTTTGATTCGTTCTCTCACTTCAGGCGAGTGCTGCCGACTCTTCATCGGAGACTTAGCAAAGTCTGAGATATTGAAAAGCTTCTTTTCATCAAACCATGCATGGCCTTGAAGAAAGGTTTCCTCTAATTGATCTAGATCTTGTGGGTCTTCGCATGTGACCTCTAATGACCAATAAAAAGCCTGTTCTCCGCATTCGTTGAAAGATGCCTGAAGATTTGGATTTGGGTGTATGTTTTTTCGAAGCAATCGAAAATGTTCATGGACACGTTTTTTGACGCGGGTTGATTGCCCGACATAACAATGTCCGGTGACTTTGTTAGCTACTTTGTATACCCCTGTAAGCTCATTGGCGTATGGCATCTACCACTCCTTTGGGACTAGTTTAACCCACATACGGCAAAAAGAAAAGCCGCCCGAAGGCGGCCTCTCGCAATCAAGCTAAGTGCTTGATTTTATGCAGCTCCAGGGCTTCCAAAGAGGCCTCGTGGATCACTGAACCCAAACGAGTACCGCTCACGCGCCTTGTACCTTACGTTACCGGTGTCGAAGTCGCCTTCGAACCCTGTACGCATAGCCACACGCTCAAACATCTTCATGCCGTTAGGTGCATCCGTCTTGATGAAGTATGCATCCGGGTCGGTCAGGAAGTGGTTGACCACGTAACCCTGCGGAATCATGCCCATGTTTTTGATGGCATTGATGTCGTTGTCTGCCGTTCCAACACGCAGCGTGGACTTCATGATGCGATCAGCCGTAAACATGAGCTCTTTCGGAATGATCAGCTTCAAACCTTGAACAGCGATCTTCAAGCCACGTTCATCGGTGAACGCTGCGATGTCGATCAAGGACTGCTCAAGCGAAGTTTCCGAAAGGTCAGCAGGGGTAGCCAGCTCGTTAGCAAGATCAGGACCGCCAAGGGTCGGGTGATCAAGCGCGCACAAGGGCTTGCCGTCGCCACCAAGCGAGGTGGTGAAAGCGCCGTTGAGCACCGCAGCAGCTTTGATCTGCTTGGTTTGTGCCATGGAACGAGCCAAAGCCTTGGTATAACGCGCTGCAAGACGGTCGTAGAGGTTGTCCTCAACGGCTTCTTCGGTCAGCGAGAATGCCAAAGCGATGGTTTCATGGGTGTAGCGAGCGGTGTAAACCTCTTGCGCGTTGTCGTATGCGACACCAGCGCCTTCAGTCTTGACCGGAGCCTCACCAAACCCGGATTCCATGACTTCCTCTTCAAACGCACGATCAGAAGACTCGACAGCATAGATCTGCAAGTGTTCGTTCTCGTAGTTCTTATACTCCAGGCCAAAAAGAGCATTGAGTCCAGGCTCAAGTTCTTTAACCAGTTGGGCACGTGAAATTGCCATGATTTAGCTCCTTAAACGCCTGCCACGCCGCCACTGCTGTAGCTGTGGTTGTTAATCTTCACAACGAGTTGGGCATATGCGCCAAACTCGTTGGCCGGATCGGCATACAAGCCAATGATTTTCAGCGTAAGACCTGCTGTATTGGCAGGGGCACCGCTGGTCGTCATGGCTGATTGGCCTGTGGTCGTACTACCTGATCCATAAGCCACATACACGTTCTTGCCAATGTCGGTCTGGGCAATTACGGTGCTGTCAGCTTGAATCAAGAACAACTGGCTTGGGTCATCAACAATATCAGCCTGAATGTCAGCGGTAAACGCAGCATTGGAGATGAACTTGTTGGACCAAGTGGGTTTGCCAGTCACAGGGTCGTTGTAATAGCACCCGTTAAACACGCCAACCGAAGACTGGGTGTTTGCGCTGACGCGCTCGATGTAGCCACCAACAATACGGACTAAGTCACCTTGGAAAATATTGGTGCCGTAGTCCTCTTTGATCAGGTAACCGTACTGCTTTTGCGCCCCTGTTGCGGACAGGTTTCCGAGTGGACGCATTCCAAAAGGCTTATTGGTATTAGCCATTTGTCGTTCCTTTCAAAAGAGTTAAGTTTCAGCCGTTGGACGGCTGCCAAACGTCGTGCGAGAGCGGCGTTCAGGAGCGTTGATGCGCATCGAATCATGCGCGTTGGATTTCAACAGCTCGTTGTCGATCGCTCTTTGTTGATCGCGTGCTCGGTTCAGGTAATACGCGTTGCGTTCCTGAGCGGTTTCCTCGGGGATACGGGCAAGGACTAAAGCGCCTACGCCAATCACACCAGCATGTCTGCCGTCTTCAATCGATGCAGAGGTGAAGTCAGGATGCTCGTCAGCCCGCACGAGTTCATAGCCCTCGCGCAGCTTTGCTGTGACGTTCATACGGTCATCAAATCCCATCGTCTCGCGACGAATCCAGCGGTGCTTGTATCCATCCGGTGCCGGAGGAGCGTCTAATTTAGAAGGAGGTGCCCAGGGCTTACGGCGCGCAGTCTTCTCACGAGTCACTGCTGCTCGTGATTCACGGCGTAGTTTCGGCAACGCGGTTGCAGAAACATCTTGTGTTTGCTCATCCATGGTTTATTCCTTCACGTACTTTGCGTATTCCTCTAACGGAACACCTAGTCTTTTGGCAATTGCGACCTGACTCGGGGTCAGTTTCACAGTGCGGCGTGCGCTTTGGTTCACACCCGAAGAGCGTGACGCAGGGGCAACCGTTTGCACGGGACGGTTGGCTGAACGGTTCATACTATCAGAACGAAACTTATGTGGGAAGGCGTCTTTGATGCGTCGATCCAACTCTTCGTAGTAATCATCGCCTCGCGGATCAAAACCTTCCTGCGATACAAGCTGAATATGGATGCCCCGGACTGCTGCGGTCATGGCCACGTCCTTGCCAAACCACTCATTCTTCTCGGCCCATTCTTCCGCGCGAGGATCGGGTTGAGGCTGCTGAGGACGCGCTGCCTGTTGCTGCTGATAGGCCTGCTGCTGTTGGGCCTGGGCTGTGCGCTGCTGTTCATACGCCTCACGCTGTGCGGCTTCCTCTTGCAAGCGACGCTGATCAACAAGGATGGCGGTCAGACGCTCATGGGCTTCCGTTTCGGTGTCAATGTCACCTTCCTCACGGGCCTTTTTCATGATCTGCTTAAGCGCAAGAACCTGTGTCTCGATGCGACCCTTTGCCTCGCCCATGCGCTGCGTATCCGCGTGCGCGTAACGCTGCTCGGCATCCTTGATGCGGGACTGCATCTCTTGCGCCACGCGAATGGCTTCTTGCTCGCGGCGCTCGGTTTCGCGCAGACGTGCGGTCAGCTTATCAATGCGCTTTTGAACCTTGTCGCTGTACTGATCAAGGTCATCGCTTGTGGTTTGTTGCTGCCTGGGTGTTTCAACCACCGGGGCTTGCGGCTTTTCAAGTTGCTCGGCACTCCCGTCTTCGTTAATCGAGATGGTTGCAGGCTCCTCATTCTCGCCTAAGTTAAATTCCAACTGTTCATTGGCCATGGGACGTTCCTTACATGTGGACGATATCTTGGGGGTCATTGATCACGCCGAGCACTTCGTCATCGTTGATGAAACGAATCTCGCCGCCGTCAATCGGGATGCGCGCACCTGCATAGCGACCAAAGATGATCCAATCACCTTCCTTGCACCACGGGCCGTCAGGGAATTTCTCCTGGTCGTAGTAGGCAAGCGGTCCTAAATGCAGCACGTAACCCACGGTGGTAGCCACCTGGGTGCGCTTTTGGGTTTCCTCAGACAGGGCAATGCCGCCTTTGGTTTTCTGTGCGCCGCGATAAGGCAGGATAGCGATGCGCCATCCGGTTGGTCGTGGCAAACGACTCAGGACGCTGCCTTCGATCAACTGCGGATCAAAGTTGCCTTCCTTGTCATACGCATCGTCCAACGCGGGCTTGCGCTGGGCTTCTTGCTCCTGCCACTTTTGTTCAAGTGCCGTCAATGCCATCAGAGATTCTCCTCTCGCTCGTTTAAAAGATCTTTGACCGTGACCTCAACAAGCTTGAGTGCCTCTAAGCGACCCATCAGAAAACGATATCGTTCCATATCAGGAACCGATCCGTTAAGCACGAGTCCTTCCGTGCTCTCACGTAGTGTTCTAATTTCTCTCAGTATGCGTTCGACTAAGTCAAGCATGGTCACAGCCCATGAAAAAGCAGGTGGTTTAGCCCCCACCAGAAGGGCAGGCATCAGCAAATGCGGGTTTTCTTCGTCCGCATCACTTTACCCTGGCCACGGCTGGTCACAAGACCACCTTTGGCTTTCTTTTGTACCGATCCCATGTCGGGAGGCGAAGGCGGGGGACCTTTGTCTTCGGTGTAGACATCCTTGTCCGCTTTCTTCATGTCTTCCAGTGAAGGAAAACGCTTTTCCTTTGGTGCAGCCATAATTAATGCTCCTAGTAGATTTTCACAGGACGATTGCCGTCCTTTTTCTTGACCGTCATAAACGGACCTTGCACACCGGCAGGGGTGCTGCCAGCCTTGTACTTACGTGACTTGCCTGCGGCGCTGTAGGCAATGGCAGCGGCTTGCTTAATTGCTTCGCCCCTGTTTTTTGGCTTACTGGTTCCGATGGAACCCGTTTCCTTGTACTTCTTGATCATCTCGCCAATGTTGCCTGAGATGACCTTCTGGCTTTTGCCTTGTTTAAGCGGCATTGCGACTTCTCCGTTGGTTGATCGCCTGCACCTGCTGTGCGCGGCGGGCGTTTTGATCCATCATGGCTGCGCGCTCGCGCGCAACCGTAGCACGCTCGGCAGCAATGCGCTCTTGCGACTGAATACGAGCCTGATTGGCTTGTTGATTGGCCTGCGTGCGCTGCTGCTCGACCAACAGACGCTGCCTGTCGATTTGCTGCTGGGCTTGGTCGTCTTGCGCACGGATCTGGAGCTCTTTTTCTTTGAGCAAGACCAACGGATCAGGTCCCTGGCCTTGATTACCCATCAACTGGTTCTGGAGATCGCGAATCTCTTGCATGTACATGGCAGTCTTTAGCGCAATCGACGCTTCACGCTGTAAATCAGACACCATGCGGTCAGGATCTTTGCCATAGGCCATAAAGAGCTCGGCCTCAGTCGCTTCTTCGGCCTTCAAGCGCACATGCTCAAGGATATGCTTTTGCAAAATCATCGCGGCCATGGGCTGCGCCTGCAACATGGGCGATAAACCCATCATCAGGTGCGATGCGATGTGCGCGTCATGCTGTTGCCCTGCAAAAGCCTTCAATTCCATCGCATCCAGCACGTCACCGTTCTCCGTTGCCGGATCTTTTGGCATTTGTGTGCGCTGCGGCTTCAAAATGCTGTCGATATCGCGCACATTCATCGCGGTATAGACGCGATAGTAGGCCTCATAAAGGTTGTGCATTTGCGGTGCGGTCTGCGCCATCTGCAATTGCATCTGGGCAAGCGTCAAACGCTGTGCTGACGAGAAAATATTGGGGTCCGAGACCGGCTGGACGGCAACAAGGTTGTTGAAGTCCGCTTTTTTGATCTTTCTCGACGCTCCTGGCACGTCATAGGGGTACTCATCTGGCAAATACATGCCAAAGCCCTCAGCCAGCAGCTGAAATTCCTCTTTTAGAGCGTAATGCAGCCGTTTGTGGATGGCCGACATGACCTGCGTGCCGCGTTCAAGCAGTGCAAGCGTCGTTCCGACCTGCGCCATCTGGTTGCCCTCGCCCACTTGCATGTCGGCGATGCTGGCAAGACGTCTTCCGGCGTCTACACAGAACCCAAGTAAGGCAAAAAGCGTCTGCGAAGGCTCTTTGTAGGGCAAAGGCAGCATGTTTTGCTGCAATTCGGCCCCACCTACGTCAATATCGCGCCATTCTCCAGGCTGAATCGGGTTGTCTTGGTCCGCGATCCGTGCGCCTTTGGCCTTGAACCCTGCTGGAAGGTTCGATAGGGTGCCTGCATCAAGCAATTGACG